CAACACAGCAGCCGAACATTTATCAGATACGAACAACCCACATAAGACCACGGCAGCACAAGTTGGTTTAGGTAATGTTCCAAACGTAACGACCAACGATCAGACACCTACTTATACCCCGGCTAGTGCAAATGCTGCATTGGCAAGTGGAGAAAAACTAAGTGTTGCTTTTGGCAAGATAGCCAAAGCTACTAACAGTTTAATATCCCATTTGGCAGACACCGTAGGCCATATTACAAGTACAGAACGTGCAACGTGGAATGCGAAACTGGATAGTTCAAGCACGGCATCTAAGGCAACGGCAGATGCAAGTGGAAACAACATTGCAAACACTTACGCAACAAAGACAACGGTTACTTCACATACGGGTAATGTTAGCAATCCTCATAAGGTTACTGCGGCACAGATTGGTGCAGTTCCGGCAAGTGAAACAAGTTCTTTTAATTTTACAAATAAGAGTTTGAATACAGTTAATATTGATGAGGTTACAGGTTACAACTACATAACAGCTATATCCGAGAGTGGGCACGGCACTGTACCTATAAATAATTGGCTGAATGTAGTAAACCTTTGGTCGATGCATTTCGTTACACAGATAGCCTTTACTTGTCTAGCATCTGCAACGGCTAACAGGTCAGTACAAATGTGGATTCGTGAGCGATACATGAATGATATTGCCGGGTGGACGGAGTGGAAATTGGTACACAATGCCTCTACTATTACCGCCGGAACCACAGACCTTACTGCTGGTACAAGTCCACTTGAGACAGGGCATATTTATATTGTCTATGAGTAAGGTGGTGGTACTCTATGGCAAAGAAACAATATATCGGTGTGGATGGCATTGCACGAAACACTAAGAAACTATATGTAGGAGTAAACAAAATTGCACGAAAAGGGGAAAAGGCATACATCGGGGTAAATGGCGTAGCCAGGTTATTCTTTTCCAGTAGCAATCTGCAATTTGTTGGCTTTAGCGATACTAAAGGTTATGGAACAACAGTAGTCTCAAAAGACGGAAATAGCCTGTATTTAAGTGCAAGTGGAACGGGACCTAGTGCAATCGATGCGGGGTATAACTTAACAGATGCTAACGGATCACTGTATAAAATCCCGGCTGGCACCACAATTACATTTACTATGCGATATGAAAAACTGGCCTCTTACAATCTAACGGGTTTACGTCTTGCGGATATGAGTGGTAACGTAACCTTTCCTTACAGAAATGTAAATGTAACTAATGAAACTTTTACAGTTATGGAAGATAGTTACTTAATGTTTCTTGCGGAGGTTGGTTTTAATGGCAGTGAATCCGAGTATGCGAGATTATGGATTGATAGGTTCGAACTTAACGGTTTGAAAGTTATATAAAAGGACAACAGGGGGTACAAAAGATGGATGAGTGGATAAAACTTACGGAGTATAATTGGGCATTTTGGGTAGCCGGATTGTTTGCTCTATTTGAATTTTTTCGGTGGGCATACGGTGGTGTCGAATGGTTGTGTAAGACCTTTGGTATAGAAACTAAGCGTATGCGGAAAGAAAGAGAGTGGCAAGAACGCTTGAAGAAGGCAGAAGCTGCTATTGAAGAAATCAAGGACACTTCAAAGAAAAATGTAGAAATGTTTTTGGAACACGAAAAAAATGTTGTAGAGCAATTTATCGGTATTCGGAATGAGATTGTCACAGAGTTAAACAAACTCCATGAAAAGTTGGACGAGCAAAAAGAGGAAATGAATAAGACCAACAAGGCAAACAACAAAACCGATTGTGCAATGCTCCGTGACCGTATCGGTAGCGGTATGAGATACTTTAGCAAAAATATAAAGGAAGATGGAAAAGTACACATTAGCCAAAGCGACTGGGAGAACATGAACGCATTATTTCAAGAATACTTTGCGAAGCATGGGAACGGGGCATTTAAAAAGATGTACGAAGATGAATTTGTACACTTTATCATCGACAGATAGGGGGCGTATACATGGCGAAGAAACGCAAGAAAAGAAAAACTTCCAATATAGTGTTGTTGATACTCGGTATTTTCGTTATGGCGTTCATCATTTCGATGGAGGTCATTTTTTGCGTTACTGGTAGCGTGCCGGACACTTTGATTCAGTACACACTAGGGGCGGGCGGCCTTGAAGTCTTAGTTATGGCAGCAATTAAGGTTTCAAAAGTTGTTGCCGGAGAAAAAGGAGGAATTGAGAATGAGTAGATTTTTGCAGAAATTAACATCAAGAAAATTATGGATGGCTATTGCGGGCATTGCAACGGGTGTTTCTATTGCCCTGGGTGCAGATGCAACAGAGGTTGAAACCATTGCCGGAGCAATTACAACCTTAATCAGTGCGTTAGCTTACATCATCGTTGAGGGCAAAGTAGACGCAGAGAGCGTAAAGAACAGCATTATCGGTATTGAGGAAGTAGTAGACATTTTAGATGAAGAGGGTGAGTAACTATGGTTAAGATAGGTCATGCAAGCACGGGGGAACTTGGCGCAAAAAACAACGTTTATGGCGATCAGACGGGCAAGGAAGTGTGTACCCGTGGTTGGTATAATGGAAGTTGGCACACTGTTCTTCGTTGTAAAGACGAAAAGAAAGCCGAGTTAATGGCGCAAGCGTGTGAAAAAGCGTGTGCGAATGCGAATATCGGTTACGACCAGTATCAGAGAAACACCCTTAGAAAAGCTGCAAAGGTAGTTAATTGGGATTTGTCAAAGGTAGGAAAATGCGAGTGCGATTGTTCTTCCTTAGTTTCTGTATGTGCTGAATGTGCAGAAATTGATATTCCTTATGTGTATGAAAATGCACCTACAACAAGTTCAATGGTTTCTGCATTTAAGTCCACGGGTGAGTTCGATGTGTTGACAGAATCAAAATACCTTACTTCTGATAAGTATTTGAAGCGTGGAGATATTCTGGTAAAGTCCGGGCATACTGTTATGGTACTTGAAAACGGAGCAAATGCCAAAGAAGTCATTGTGACTGTCAAAGTTCCGGCCCTTAAAAAAGGAAGTAACAGTGAAACTGTAGGAACATTACAGGCAATCTTGAAAGCCAAAGGATTTGATTGTGGAAACATTGATAATGATTTTGGCACAAAAACAGAAAATGCAGTTAAGTTATTCCAAAAAGTGAATGGATTATCGGTTGACGGTAAGGTTGGCGCAGCTACATGGACTGCATTACTGAATGTGTAATCATTTGACACAAAAATAAAATAGTGTATAATGAGATAGAAGAAAGTTCGAAGGTTGCAGTACCGTGGAATGCCCTATGAATAAGACACTCCACGGTACCTCAAAATGAAATATTTTAAAATGCCTTATTTTCTCGGCATTTTTGGATAAATCTTAATTGTGAAATTGTGCATACCATCTTCATTCTTCCAAAACTCAACTTTTTCAAGGATCTCCTTAAACAATAGATTGCGACCGACAGTGTCTATATCATCGTACATATCAAAAAGCTGCTCAACTTTTGGTGCGAATGATTCATTGTCGGTTGCAAAGGTTTTCTCGTTCTCTATTAGTTCTTTCGTGCTGACAATATCAGCGTCAATCTTCTTTTTTCGAGCGAAAAGAGTTTCCGACCTTTTGTTATACATATCAAGTGAATAAACACCTTTTTCAAGTAAATCACAAAGAGAATCAATCTGACTGTCTACGGTATTTAATTCTTCTTTGAGAGTAGCGAGTGTAGCTTCGTATAATGGTAATTGTGATTCTCTGACAAGCGGAACACTCTCTACAGTATAACTTGCATACCATTCTTTTAAAGCGTCAAGCACACGTTCTACAACTAAGTGGTGTCTAGCTTGTTTGTTTCCACAATTATAACGGCATTTTACATAACCGGGATATGTTTTAGAACGTGATGTATAAGTCATGCTTTTTCCACAGCAACCACATTTCATTAGTCCGGCAAGTTCGTTTCTTAAATCTTTGTTATCATTGCAACCTGTCTTAGTGTTCGAAAGTCTGATACCTTGCACTTTGTAATATTGTTCTTCTGTAATAAGCGGTTCGTGAATACCGTCAATAACTTCTACTTTCGATTTCTCGTTTCTCGATACAACTTTCTTTTCAACACCATTTTCAAGAAAACGGCGTGTGCTTTTTATGCCACGGACAACCTTTCCAATGTAGTGCGGATTTTGCAATATTCTTTTAATTACTGAACCAGTCCATAAAGAACCACCTCTTGACGGAACACCGAGTTTATTTAACTTATCAGCAATAGTATTAACACCGATTCCTTGTTCTGCCATATCATACATCATTCTTAAATAAGGTGCTTCCTGTTCGTTAGGAGTTAGGCTATAACCTTTGGCTCTTGGAATTTTATATCTGTCATATCCGTAAGGTGCAACAGAAGCAATATATAATCCTTGTTTAAAAGATGCAATTCTGCCATCAATCAAACGTCTTTTGATACCATTATACTCTACACGGGCAAAGAATAACTTCATTTCGAAAAATTGTGCATCGGACGGATCGGACGGATCATAAATTTTGGACGGAGTAATAATCTTTACGTTCATGTAGTAAATCGTTGTATAAATACGGCCCTGGTCGGACATATTACCACGGCACAATCTGTCTACATCGTGAACGAATAGATTTTTTACTAAACCCTGTTCCATGTAAAGTAGAAGTTTCTGTATTTCAGGACGTTCTGCGATAGTATCGCCGGAAACGAGTTCACGAAGTATATGGTCCTCGCTGATAGGCAGATTCAGTCTTTGTGATAATTCCATTAAAGCGTTATGGTGTCTTGTAAGTGTTTCACCCTGTCCCGCTTGTTCTGCTTCAATATCTTCACGGCTTTTTCTTAGATACTCATAATTGTATTCCATATCCATATATATTTACTCCTTTCCTAAAAATTTAGCATAAGCTAACAATGTCTCATATTGAGATTCATCTAATTTAGAAATAACGCTAATCAATTCATCACCTTTATCGGTTCCAATAATAATGTCTATCATTTCGGTTTGTTCTGGTGTTAATGCGTGTT